TATTTCACTAATCCACTTCCACAAGTCTTCCAGGACCAGATTGAGTTTGATGATTCTAATACACTTGATTTACCATTTAAGAGAGTGTTGGGGTCTTATGGGTATTTTGGTGGTTCTGCTCCATTTTCAACAGTAGACCGCATAGACTACTCCAACGATACAGAAACAGCATCAGTAAGAGGTCCATCATTAACGAGAGGATATTATGCAGCAACAGGAAACCAAAACTTTGGTTATTTTGGTGGTGGTAGTGGCCCAAGGTCTACAGTAGATCGTGTGGATTATTCTAATGATTCTTCAAACACGAGTATTAGAAATCCATTATCAGTCCAAATGAGAAATCACTCCGCAACAGGAAACTCTAACTTTGGTTATTTTGCTGGTCCAACATCACCTGCTGCAGGTTCAATAACAAATCGTATTGATTACACTAATGATAATGCAACTACTTTGTTAAGAGGTCCATTAAGTTTAGCAAGATTTTATCTAGCAGCAACAGGAAACTCCAACTTTGGTTATTTTGGTGGTGGTGGCAATCCTGGACCAGTATCAACAGTAGATCGTATAGATTACTCCAACGATACAGCAAGAGCATCTGTTAGAGGTCCATTAAGTATAGTAAGAAATTCTTTAGCAGCAACAGGAAACTCCAACTTTGGTTATTTTGGTGGTGGTGGTAATCCTGGACTATTATCAACAGTAGACCGCATAGATTACTCCAACGATACTCAAACAGCATCAGTAAGAGGTCCATTGAGTTCAGAAGTATTTGTGTTGGCAGCAACAGGAAATTCCAACTTTGGTTATTTTGGTGGTGGTTTCAATCCTTCTTCTGGACCATTATCAAGAGTACATCGCGTGGATTATTCTAATGATTCTTCAACAGCAAGTGTTAGGGGATCATTGAGCTCATCCCGATATTATCTTGCAGCAACAACCAACGCAAGATCCTCATAAATACTCATAACATCTCAAATCATTATGAACCTGTTATCAAATATCTTGATTGAACCAAATGTATTAACACCAGAAGCACTCCAAGAACTACAAGACCACGCAAGAAAATCATCCACAACTGACTTATCAGTTTTTGATCCAGATAAAACAAATGAAACTGGAGAGACTTCTTGGATTGTAGATAAGGATATAAGAGATACACAGATTATTGAGTTTGATCCACTATTCCCAAAGATTGAAGAACTCTTTAAGAATATTGTAAAGCATATCGTCAATCCTTTTTATGGTGTTGAAGTATGGGATAGTGAAGTACCACAATTTTTAAGGTATGGTGTTGGAGGTCATTACTCTCCTCATATTGATGGTAGATCTATTTGGGTTGCTCCTAATGGTGATAAGATTTGGAGAAAATCAACTGATAGAGATTTAAGTTTTGTTCTGTTTCTTAATGATGAGTTTGAAGGTGGAGAGTTTGTTCTACCAGATCTTCATATTCAAATCAAACCAAAACCAGGATTGTTTGTTGCATTTCCATCAGATCAAAACTATCTACACGGAGTCAATCCTGTAAGATCTGGTGAGAGATATTCTATTGTAACTTGGGCAAGAGTCAAAGGTCAAAAGACCAAAGAGGAAGAAGACAAAGAGATTTTAGAAAAATATGGAGTTTGCTAAATAACTAAAAGGAATTTATAAAATTAAACCGATGCAATATCTTAAGCATTATTGGGTAAGAAGTGGTGAATATCTTACCGAACCTGGACAGAATGGACCTCTACAAAGTCATCCTGCAATTCCTGGTCTTGAAGTTCGCTATTGGTTGACTGATGATAATGGTGTTGACTATTGCTTGTCAACTGTGTCAGATAATACTCTTGTAACTGTAGTAACTCCTGGTCTTGAGATTCTTACCAAAGCAGATTGGGATGCTATTGTTGCAACGATTCCTGCACCAGAACCAATGCCAGAGATGCCTGGAGCACCTGACTGGAATACATTTAAGACTACTGCAGTTTCCTCCACTAAACTCAACACCTTTGTTGGCAATCTAATGAGTGTTGCTCCTGTTGCAGCAACTGCACTACCAGCAACTCTACTTCTACTTGAGAGTGGAACTTATACTGACTTTGAAAATACCTGGACTGCAATTGAAAATGCAACTACAGTTCCTGCAGATCTTATCACAGAAATGACTGCACTTGCAGAATCTTGCAATCTACCAGAAGAATTTGTATCAATTTTTGCCGCATAAATAATTCTTCATCTTTAGTTACTGAAAAATACTTCTAACAGTAAGAATGTTTACTATTGACTCTTACGTGGATCATATTATTACTTATACTTCAAGCGTGTATGTCAAAACGTCTTCCAGATGGTGCCTTGAAGTTTATCACCCAGTAATATAAATACAGAGAAGGGAAATAAACTATCGTAAAGTATAATGAGTTTTATCTGGGCATCCTCTACAAGTACATATTCTGATCCATTATATAGTACTGGAAATCAAAGACCTACTTTAGATTTGCAATTTGCAAGAGGTAAGTCATTGAATGATTATGCATCTGGACAAAATTTTATAACATTTACTAGAGATAGTATTGGAACTTATGTTGATGAGAATGGAGTAATCCAGACTGCTACTGCAAATACACCAAGATTTGACCATGACCCAGATACTTTAGAGAGTTTGGGGTTGTTGGTTGAGGGGGCAGCGACAAATTATTTTCCTAATTCATCTACCCCAACTGGAGCTGTAAATGGTGTTAGAACAGTTGTATCTGGAAACTTATTACCTGATGGTACAACTGGTAATTGCACGCAGCTTTATGTCGATAGAGTTTCAAATAATCTATATGATGGATTTAATGGCACAGTTCCCGCCAACACTCAATTTCACTTTAGTTTTTGGGTAAAAAATATAAGTGGATTCTCCGTTACATTCCTTTATGGCAGAGCAGATGCTTATCGAAGTTATGTAACTATACCAGATGATGGAAAATGGTATAGATTGTCTAGAGATGTTGGGTTTTCTAGCTCTTCTAGTCAGCTTTACAATTTAACATATGTAGATACTAGACCAGGGGGTACTACTGATCCAGTTTCTACTCCATTTACTCTACTACTTTGGGGATCTCAAGCGGAAATAGGAACCAAACCTACCTCCTACATCCCTACCAGTGGCTCAACAGTAACACGTGCCGCTGATGTTGCAAGTATTACTGGGGCAAATTTTAGTTCTATCTTTACTGGTCAGTATCCAACGGGAACTTTATATGCAGAATATTCCAGAAATTATAATTTTTCGGTTTCTCCAAATACTAAACGAGTGTGGACTTTTTATAATGGTACTACAAATAATAGTATTCAAATTAGAGGAGATGGAACTTCACAAGAAGGATTTTATATAGTAGATGGTGGATCTACATCTACAGTTGGATTGAGACTTGTTCCAGAAAAGGGGATTCCAATTAAGGCGGCATCTGCATGGGATTCTTCTACTATGTCTGTATCATTTGATGGTTCATCGGTATCATCTACATCTATTAATTTACCATTTAATATTAATCCTAATGTATTTTCTATAGGTAGTTACGCTGTATATTCAACTACGTTTTTAGATGGTCACATTTCCCGCCTCACCTACTTCCCCGAACGTTTACCAGACACAACTCTTCAAACCATCACATCGTAACAGTATAAATAATTCGTCATATTATTTTACATAAAGACATGGACACTGAAACTCTAAAGAAAAATTTCGAAGAGCAACTTGCTCAAGCAGATAAACAAATTGCAGAACTGGAAGAAAATCTTGTTAAAGCAAAAGAATATAAACTAAAACTTCAAGGTGGTCTTGAAACTCTAGTACTTCTTGAAAAAGGATCAGAAGAAGCAGAAGCACCAGCAGAATAATCTCAAATCCCTTCTTCCTAAATAGGTAAGAAGGGATTTTTTGTGTCTAATGGCAAAACCAAGTTCACGAGCTGAACTCATTACATATTGTAAGAGACAGCTTGGAGAACCTGTTCTACAAATCAATATTGATGACGAACAGGTAAACAACGTTATTGACGATACTATTCAGTTCTTTCAAGAGAACTGCTACAACGGTATGGAACGTTGTTATCTTAGACACAATATGAATGCTGAAGATACAGCAAGGTTTGCTGGCGAAATTACCACAACTTCTGGAACAACTGATTGGGAAGAGGCAACAAATTATATTCCCATTCCAGACCATGTTGTTGGTATTACAAAGGTATTTGGATTAGTCAGTAACTCAATTCGTTCCAATTTATTTGGTGTTGAATATCAATTATTCCTCAATGATCTATATGCATTTGGATCTCTTGATATTTTAAATTATTATATGACAAAACAATATCTAGAAACACTAGATATGGTTCTCAACAATGGATCATTCCAACAGTTCAGATATACAATGCGTCGTGATCGTTTGTATCTTGACATCAATAAAGATTTTCTTAATGAAGGTAAGTATCTTCTAATTGAAGCTCATCGTTTGATTGATCCTAACGATGCTACTGAGATGTATAATGATATGTTTGTGAAAAAATATGCTACTGCTCTTATGAAGAAGCAGTGGGGACAGAACCTAATCAAATACAATAACGTTCAACTGCCAGGCGGTATTACTCTCAATGGCAGACAATTGTATGAGGATGCTATCGGTGAGATTGCAACTATAGAAAGCGAAGTACTCAGTAAGTATGCTATTCCGCCCATGGATATGATTGGTTAAGAACTATGCCTACTAGTCCTTATTTTCCTACCTACTATCAAGGTCATCCTGGCGAGCAAAACTTGGCTCAGGATCTTGCTGACGAACAGATCAAACTGTTCGGAACAGATATCTATTATCTACCAAGAACTATCTTGAAAGATAATACGTTGGATGATGTTATCTACTCAAAGTATCAGGATCAGTTTCAGGTAGAGATGCTTCTACAAAACGTAGAAGGTTTTGGAGAGACATCAGAATTTATTTCTAAGTTTGGTATTCGCATTACTGACGAGGTGAAATTTATTGTGTCTAGCAGAAGGTGGGATGAAGCAGAAGCACAATACACTCCAACACTAACTGTTGCTGGAAGACCAAATGAAGGAGATCTTCTTTACTTCCCACTAACAAAAGATTTGTATGAAATCAAATTTGTAGAAAGAGAAACTCCATTCTACCAGTTTGGTAAGATTCAATTCTTTATTATGACCGCAGAAATTTACGAGATCGGAAATGACGACATCTCTACTGGTATCGCAGAAATTGACGAAATTGAAACCTTGTTTAGCAGTGCTATTGCTCTCACTCTTTCTGTGGGTGGGACTGGAGATTTTACAATCGGGGAGACAGTTACGGGGTCGAACACCACGACAACTGCCGAAGTCAAGTCTTGGGATAACACGTCAAGGATCCTCCAAGTTATCAATAGGACGGGATCCTTTGACGAAGGTGAAGCATTAGTTGGTGATGATAGTGGTGCCGTCTGGGTTGTTGGTACATTTGACACTCTAAATAATACCAACAGCGACTACGATCAAAATAGAGAGATTGAAGATTCCGCTGACGAAATTATTGATTGGACTGAGAAAAATCCATTTGGCGAGTTTGGAAATTATACAGGTAGTATCTGATGCTAGGGTCACATTTTTATAACGAGATCACCAGAAAGAATATTATTGCTTTTGGTACTCTATTCAACAACATCACACTAAGAAAGAAAGATCCTAGTACAGGCGATGTTCTTGAGGAAGAAAAAGTTCCTTTGGCATATGGTCCAAAGAACAAGTTTCTCACTCGTCTGGAACAGAACCCAGATGTAGGAAGAAAAGTAGCTATCACTCTACCACGTCTCTATTTTGAGATGACTGGTATTGACTACGATCCTGCCAGAAAGACTTCACCTATTCAAAAGTATAAGTCAATTATTGCTGATAATGGCAATGAAGTAAAAGTTCAGTATGTTCCTGTTCCTTATAATATGAGTTTTGAATTGGGTGTTATTGCTAAGTCACAAGATGATGCTCTACAGATTGTAGAGCAAATTCTACCATACTTTCAGCCATCTTTCTCAATCACGATCAATATGATTCCAGACATGGATGAGAAAAAAGATGTTGCTGTTGTTCTAAACAACATTAGTTATGAAGATGAGTGGGATGATAGTTTTCTGCAGCGTCGCTTTATCGTTTATACACTGAATTTTACTGCTAAGACCTACTTCTATGGTCCTTACAGTCAGTCTGATATTATCAGGAAAGCAACTATTATTGAGACTATTGGTGATCTTAATGTAAGTAGAAGAACGATTGAGAGAACTTATACACCAAAAGCACTAGAAGATATAGATGGTGATGGTGATATTGATGCAGCAGATGATGCTTTATTAACAGCAGATGATGATTTCGGTTTCAACGAAGGTATTGAATTATTATGAGCCTTGAAGAGAATATGGAAAATATTTTGAATATCAGCGCTGAGGTTGTTGAAGAACCAAAACCTGTCAAGAAGGAGCGTGAGAGCAACCAGAATGACCGCCAGAAGGATTATGAATATACCAGAGGCGAACTATACAGCCTCATAGATCAGGGTCAGGAGGCGGTCAGAGGCGCTTTAGAGGTCGCTCAGGAGTCAGGGCACCCGAGAGCGTATGAGGTCGCTGTAGCGGCAATGAAGCACGTTGCAGACATGACTGAGAAACTACAGGATCTCCATAAGAAGATGAAGGATCTTGACGAGGAAAAGAAAGGTCCCGCTCACGTTACTAATAATGCAATGTTTGTTGGAAGCACAACAGAGCTTCAGAAGATGCTGAAGCAGATGGGTGGTGGTAAAAGATAAATAATAAAAAAATGTAGAGACATGGCGATCAAACCATTAGCAGAAGCTGTTGATTTAGCAACACCATCAGATGTAGATGCTGCCAGTATTGTATCAGTAATTAATACAAACAATACTGCTATTAGACTTCTTGTAGCAGAAGCAACTACTGCTACTGTTTGGGTTGCTGCTGGAGAAAGAGTTTCTATTGAAAAAACTCCATCTGTTACTATTTTAGCAGATGATGGAGCTACACCAACTCCAACAGCAGTTACTGCTGCAACTGTATTCGCAACTAAAATCGCTTACGGAAACTAATGGCACAGTGGAATAAAGACGAACAGGCATATAGAGCACAGGATACCACTAACTTTGAGGTGGTGATGCTTGCTGATGAAAACGGCAATCCGCTGAATAGTTATGGTGCCGCTGCTAACATCCCTATTGCTGCTGGATTGTTAGACGGATATTCGCACATCAATAAGTTTGGATATAGAGATACCATTGCTAGTTCTTGGCAAACCATCTGGGATAAGGCAGCAGATTATGCATACTATGCTGCCGCTACAGTAACTGCAGTTGCAGATACTGCTGGCACTGATGATG